CTCAACATGGTCACGTTCGCGGTGCTATGGGATGCGCTCTTTGGCAAAAACCCCGGCCTGTCGGACAACGCGCTCCAGCTCCTCACCGGGTGGGGTGGCGGCATCATCGGTATCATCGGCGCTTTCGTGGGCGCGCGGGCGGGAGCGGAGGCCACCGCGGCGGCCAACGGCCACGGGGCCGGGGAGGAGGGCCAGGACCATGGGCAGACGAGGGCCGCAACCCGTCCCGACCAACCTGCGGATGCTGCGCGGGGAGACCCGTCCGAGCCGGATCAATGATGAGGAGCCGCGCCCGCGGGACGTGCCGCCCGAGATGCCCGAGTGGCTCACCGGGGCCGCGGCCAGCGAGTGGCGGAGGATCGCGCCGGACCTCACGGCCATGGGCACGGTCAAGGCGGTGGACGCCATCGGCCTCGCGGCGTACTGCGAGGCGGTGGCGCGATTCAAGACCGCCACGGAGCTAATCGGCCGCGCCGGGCTCATGATCCGTGACCGGGACGGGATGGTGCGGAAAAACCCCGCGGTGGCCCAGGCGCGGGACGCCTCGCTCGAAATCCGCATGTGGGCGCGCGAGTTCGGGCTCACCCCGGCCGCGCGGCAGCCGCTACGGGTGAGCGTGGACCACCACGGGCTCCCCGCGGAGCGGCTCCTCAGCTCGTGAGGATGCCCGCCGCATGATCCAACGGTGTGACCCCGGAATCCCCGCGGCGGGCACGTCCGGCCATCGTAGCGCGCGACCGGACCCGCCGCAGGGAACCACCAAGTTATGCGGCGGGTCCGGCACCGCCGAGGTTACAGCAAGAATTCCCGATTACACCCCGCGAACGCGGAATAACGCGCAGTGTTGTACCGTTAGAACGTACGTTCGGCTCCACCAAGCGGGGCCGGGCACCGGGCCACCCGGCCCCAAACCGAAGGGAACCACCATCATGAACACCACGCCCAACACCCCGGACGCCGCGGACGCCAAGGCCGCGCGGGAGCTGGCGGAGCGCACCGGCACGCCGGTCACGCTCACCACCTCCGGTGACGCCATCCTCACGGAGACCCCGGCCCCGGAGGTCGAGGTCACGCCCGGCCCGGATGGCGGGGCCACCATCACGCCCATCACGGAGGCCAAGACCTCCCGCCGCGGCAAGGTCATCCCGGCCAAGACCGGCAACCCGCGGGAAGACCGCGCCGCGGAGCGGGAGGCCGCCAAGGCCGCCAAGGCCAAGCTAGAGGCCGCGCTAGGCACGGAGCCCGGCAACGCCAAGGACCGCGCCCGGTTTGAATCCGTGAACAAGACCGCCCAACGGCAGCTCCGCAAGGATGCCATGGCGCTCATGGAGGCCGGGGCCACCAAGGCCAAGGCGTGGGCCGGTGCGCTTGATGACGCGGGCATCATGGCCGCGGAGCCCGCGCCCAAGCCCGCCAAGGCCACCACCACCCGCGCTCCCCGCCCGCACGCGGGCGTGGCCGTGGACGGCTACACCGTCCGTTGGCCGCACCCGGCCTATGACCTCCTCCTCACCACGGACAAGACCGCGGAGCGGGATGCGTGGTTGTGCCGGTGCAATGAGCACGGCAAGACCACGCCCGTGGCGTCCGGCAAGGATGGGGACGCCAAGGGCCGCGCCGCGGAGCGCGCCACGTGGTGCTCCGGGTGCAAGCGGGCCGCGGCCAAGGCCGCGGAGACCACCACCGCCCCGGCCGCGGAGACCACCACCGCCCCGGCCGCGGAGTAACCAACCACCCCGGAGCCCGCACGCCCCGCGCGTGCGGGCTCCGCGCATGTGAAAGGGAACCACCACCACCATGAAACGCCCCACCGGCCGCCACGCGGCCCCGCCCGCCTACCAAGCGGACATAGACGCCGCGGACGCGCCCACCGTGCCCGCGGACCTCACCGCCCCGCACGGGGCCGCCACCGTCACCACCGCCCGCCACGCGGCACGCCGCACGTGGTGGGCCGTGCTCACGTTCCGGCGTCCCCGCGCCGCGGCTCCTCCGCGGCGGCCGGACATGATGCCCTAGCCCGGCCCGCTCACAAACGGCCCCGGCCCGCCTCCATGGCGGCCGGGGCCGTTTGCCGTTCCCGGTGGTCTACCACCACGCCACCCGGCCGCGGCACATCACCCACGGTTCTAACCTTCCAGTCCGCGGCTCCCCGCGTGCCCGCACCTTGAGCGGGCCGCATGTCTCATTTTGTCAACCGTCGTCAACGGCTGTCAGATCGCCGCTCCCGGAGCCGCACCCAACCACACCGGGCACCCGCCCGGAGGCCGGGAGGCGCAACGAAGCGACGCCGGGCGGCCCGTTTGTGGCGAATCGTTGCGCGGTGACGCAGAATCGTGGTCATGACCGACCGCCGCAGGTTCCCGCCGTGCGGCCGGGTGTTCGACGCCGAGACGTGCCACCGCCGCGGGGAGCACTATTGCCGACCCCGCGCTAACCACGCGGTCCACTTCTTCGAGGAGCTGTTGGTCCACACCAAGGGCGATTGGGCGCGGCGTCCGTTCCGCCCGGCCGCGTGGGAGGAGTACGAGGTCATCCGGCCGCTGTTCGGCGTGGTGGAGTACGAGCCCTCGTGGGCGCGCTACGTGCGGAGATACCGCGAGTTGTACTTGAGCACCGGCAGGAAAAACGGCAAAACGGAGCTGGTGGCCGGGCTCACGCTCTACCTGACGTGCGCCGATGGTGAGGAGGCCGCGGAGGTCTACGGCCTGGCGCTCGATAAGGACCAGGCGTCATTGGCCTACCGGGCCGCGGCCCGCATGGTGGCGCTCTCCCCGGTGCTGGCCCGCCGCTTGACCGTGGCCACCGCCGCGCGCCGGATCGTGGATGAGCGCACCGCCTCATTTTTCACGGTGATCGCCGGGGACGCCCTCGGCGCGCTTGGCGTGGGGCCGCACGGTGCCTACCTGGATGAGCTGCTCACGCAGCCTAACCGGGAGCTGTATGACGCGCTCCGCACCGGGTTCGGGACACGCGCGCAGCCCGTGATGATGCTCGTGACGACCGCGGACAATGACCCGTCCGGGTTCGCCGCCGCGGAGCGGGCATGGTCGGAACGGGTGCTCGCGGACCCGGAGCTCGACCGTGCCCGCCTGGTGGTGATCCACGCCGCGCCGCGTGATGCGGACTGGACCGCCGAGGCAACGTGGGCCATGGCCAACCCCGCGCTTGGTGACTACCTGGACCCGCGCATCCTCCGGGCCGAGTGCGCCAAGGCGATGCACAACCCCGCGGAGGAGCGGGCGTTTAGGCAGTTCAGGCTGAATCAGCAGACGCCGCAGGCCGGGCGGGCGGTGGACCTCACCGCGTGGGATGCGGTGCCGCCGACCGTGAGCGGACTGGCCGGACGCGAATGTTACGCCGGGCTGGACCTGGCCTCCACCATCGACCTCGCGTCATATGCGCTCGACTTCCCGGACGGGGCGGGCGGTCATGACGTGCTCTGGCGCGCGTTCACCCCGGCCGAGCGGCTCACCGCGCTCGACCGCCGCACCGGAGGCAAGGCCACCGCGTGGGCCGAGGAGGGCTGGCTCACCATCACGGACGGGAACGTCATCGACTACGAGGCCATTAAGGCCGCGCTCCGGGCGGATGCGGAGGCGTATGACCTCCGTGAGATCGCCTTTGACCGATGGGGCGCGACCCAGTTGAGCGCGGAGCTGCTTGACGAGGGGTTCCCGCTCATCCAGACCGGGCAAGGCTTCGCGTCCATGTCCGGCCCCACCAAAGAATTCCTGCGCCTGGTGGCCGCGGGCACCTACCGCCACGGCGGCAACCCGCTCGTCCGGTGGCAGGCCGGGAATCTCATCACGCGCACCGACCCGGCCGGGAACGTCAAGCCCGACAAGTCCCGGAGCGCGGACAAGATCGACTCGATTGTGGCGGGGATCATGGCGCTTGACCGTGCCATCCGCCACGCCGCACCGGCCGCGCCCGAGTACGCCGCGGCCGGGTTCTGAGGAGGGCACGCATGGACATCACCGACATCAACCGGCTCCGGGCCGCGGCTCAGTCCAAGCTCACCGCGCAGGCCGCGCGGGCTCTGGTGTTCCTGAGCTATTTCGAGAACGAGGCGGGCATCGTGGCCCTCTTGGACACGGAGGAGCGGCGGGTATTCCGGTCGCTGCTAGCGGAGTCACAGGCCAACTGGTGCGAGCTGGTGGTCCAGGCGGTGGCGGAGCGGCTCCAGGTGGTGGGGTTCAACTTCGGCAGCGAGGAGGCCAGCACCGCGGCGTGGGAGATATGGCAGGCCAACGCCATGGACGCGGACGGCGAGCTA